GCTGGCGTTTGAAAAACGGGCCTGACCAGGCAAAATGGACCCAACGCGTTGACGCTACGCGTTGGGTCCATCATCGTCGTCCCCGATCATGGGATGATGGCCCAGATGAGAGGAGGGCCTACCCGTGACAGACAACCCGATCACTCGGCCGATGACCAACGTCCTGGACCGGAGCGTCCGCGCGGCGTCGTGGCTCCAGGGAGCCGACCAGTACGCGGCCGGTGTCTCCCTGGCCCGTCTCCTGGCCGGACAGATTGACGATGTCGTGGAGGGCGGCCAGGTGGCCGACCCCGAGGTACTCAAGCAACTCCATATGAGAATGGTCCCCAACTTCCAGCGGGCACTGTTCACCCTCGGCCTCACGCCGGAGGGTTACGCCAAGATGACCGGCGTGGGATCTCCCACCGGCCAGGTCACCACCTCCGAGGCCTCGGGGACCACCGGCGTGGCGTCCCCGTTCGACGCGGCCAAGGCCTCGGAGGGTGACGCGCTGGACGCGTTGATCCTGGCCGAGACCGAGAGGACCAACGTCATTGACATGGACGGCCGCCGATGACCTCGGCCGTCCTGGACCGGACCGTGGTCTACGGTTCGGAGATCCCCCGGTTGTTCACCCCGCCGGACCGGGAGCTCACCCCGGAGACCAGCCTGGGGTACTCGGTGATCTCGTTCTCCGAGAACGTCCTCGGTATCAAGTTGTTCCCCTGGCAGAAGTGGTTCTACATCCACGCGCTGGAGCTCCGGCCGGACGGCCGTCTCCGGTACAAGGAGATCCACCTCACGGTGGCCCGCCAGAACGGCAAGACCCGCGTCATCAAGACCCTCCTCCTCTGGCGTCTGTTCGTTCACCAGCGTCATGACCTCATCCTCGGCGCGGCCCAGAACCGTGGGGAGGCGTTCGCCACCTGGACCGCGGTCAAGGAGGAGGCCCTGGAGAACCCGATCTTGTCCCCGCGGATGTCGCGCGGGTCCATGAAGTCCGGCAACGAACAGGTGAGGACCAAGTGGGGGAGCAAGTACCAGGTGGTCACCCTCAAGGCCGACGCGGGCCGAGGCAAGACCGCCGGGACGGTGTTCCTGGATGAGCTCCGAGAGCACAAGACCGAGGACGCATGGAACGCGCTCTCCTCCACCGTGCTGGTCCCCAAGGACTCCCTCATCCTCACCGCGTCCAACGCCGGGGACGCTACCTCGGTGGTCATGCGGGCCAAGCGGGAGTTCTGTCTGGGAGCCCTCACCCGCATGGACACCGCCGGATCTCCTATCGGATGGTTCGAGTGGTCCGCGCCGGACGGGTGCGACCTGGACGACATCGACGCGTGGGCCATGGCCAACCCGTCCCTGGGATGGACCATCCAGGTGGAGGACATCCAGGCCGCTCGGGCCAAGTCGGACAACGCGTTCCGTACCGAGAACCTCTGTCAGTGGGTTGACATTCTGGAGTCCGGGATCATCCCGGTGGACAACTGGCTCCCCGGCATGGACCGGACGGCCAAGCGTCCGGCCGGAGCTCGGGCCTCGGTGTCGGTGGATACCTCCTGGGACCGGGCCAAGACTTCCATCTCGGTGGCCTGGGACTGGACCGACTCCACCGGCCGACCCCGTCGCGCCGTGGAGGTGGTGGCGTACCGGGTCGGCATGGACTGGGCGGTCAAGTGGCTCCAGGACCGTCTCACGCTCACCGAGCGGGAGGCACGTAAGCTCGGGCTCCCCGGTGCCCAGACCGGAGCGGAGTGGTTCGATGGCCGGGTGGCCGTCCAGGGACGTGGAGCTCCAGCCTCGGCCCTCATCAAGCCACTCCGGGAGGCCGGGATCACCGTGGTGGAGCTCACCGGCCCCGCGCTGGCCGAGAGCTCGGGCAATTTCTACAGCCGCGTGGTGAACAAGGAGGACCCCGAGCTCCCCATCATCGTCCACCGTGGCCAGCCCATCTTGGATGAGGCCATACGGAACACCATGGCCAAGACCGCCGGGGACGCGTGGTTCCTGGACCGCCGAGGTTCACGCTCGGACGCGTCTCCCCTTGTAGCCTGTTCACAAGCGGACTGGCTCCATGACCAGCCGGTCCCCGAGACCAAGCGGTCCGCATACGATGAGGGAGCCAGTTTTGCAATGCTCTAAGGGAGGCCCGACGTGGGAGTAATGGACTGGCTCCGGCCGTGGCGCGCGTCCGATCCGGGCTCCACCCCGGTTACGTCGTGGCCCGTGCTGGACTACCTCTACGATCTGACAGAGGGGAAGTCCTCCGAGGATCTCTGGAGGGAACAGCCTCATCTACGGACCGTCATCGGGTTCCTCACCCGTAACGTGGCCCAGCTCGGTCTAGCAGCGTACCGAGTCCAGGGAGACGGGACCAAGAAGCGGATCACCTCCGGCCCGCTGGCCGCGTGGCTGGCCCAGCCCAACCCGGACCAGACACTTTACGAGTTCCTGGAGTCCCTGGTGGGGGACATCGCGCTCTATGACAACGCGTACGTCACCGTCCTCATGGAGGAGCGGGACGGGGACATGGTCCCGGTGACCCGTACCCTCCGGCCGATCTGGGTCCAGGCCGTGGCCGGTATGGGTCCGTACGGCGTCAAGGAGTACGTGGTCAAGTACCCGGAGGATGAGCGCTCGGTAACCATCCCGGCGGCCAACGTCATCCACTTCCACGGATGGAACCCGGCGGACGCCCGCGTTGGTGTCCCTCCCATCCGAGCACTCAAGGCCAACCTGGCCGAGCAGATCCACGCCGTAGCGTTCCGGGATCAGCTATGGCAACGAGGTGGACGGGTCGGGTCCTACCTCACACGTCCCGCCGACGCGCCGGACTGGGAGCCAGCGGCGCGTACCAAGTTCAAGCGTGAGTTCTCCTCGGCCTGGAGCGGTGACTCCGGTTCCAAGGCTGGAGGTGTCCCGCTCCTGGAGGACGGGATGGAGCTCAAGCGCGTGGGGTTCGCCGCGCGAGAAGAACAGTTCGTAGAGGCCACCAAGCTCTCCCTCACCCAGGTGGCCGCGGCGTTCTACATCAACCCGACCATGGTCGGGATCTTGGACAATGCCAACTACAGCAACGTCCGGGAGTTCCGGCGGATGTTGTACGGGGAGACCCTCGGCCCGCTCCTGGAGCAGATCGGCCAGCGTCTCACCATGCGGCTCCTCCCCATGCTGGACATCCCGGTCAACGGCCGTACGGTGGTCACGTTCGACACTGAGAGCCGAACGGCCGGGACGTTTGAGGAACAGGTCCAGGTGGCCTCCACCGCGGTGGGCGGCCCCGTCATGACTCCCAACGAGTTCCGCGCTCGGCTCGGTCTCCCGCCGGTGGACGGTGGTGATGAGCTGGTCAAGCCTCTCAACATCACCCAGCCGGGTGACCATGACCCGATCCCGGCCGACCCGGACCAGCCCACCGACCAAGACCAACCCGATGAGTCCGACGACACGGCGGAGGACGATCCTCCAGACCAGGACGCTCCGGTGTCCGACAATGACAAGAGCGGCCTGGAGGCCGTCCACAAGGCCCTGGAGGGAAACGTCTAACCATGGACATCAAGAACATCACCATCGGCAAGGTGGCCACCGAGGGACCCGGACTCAAGGCTGGGACCACCCTCAAGGCTGGCCAGATGTTGGCCTATGCCTCGGTGTTTGGGAACGTGGACTCCTACGGTGACGTGGTGGTCAAGGGAGCGTTCGCCAACACCCTGGCCGACTGGCGGCAACGTAAGGACCGCAACATCCCGCTCCTGTACGGCCACGACATGGCCGACCCTCATAAGAACATCGGCGTCATCCTGGAGGCCGAGGAGGACGAGCGCGGCCTCAAGGTCCTGGCCCAGTTCGATGACGACGACACGGCCCAGAAGGTCTACCGGCTGGTCAAGGCCGGACGTGTGTCCGAACTCTCGTTTGCGTTCGACACGGTCAAGTCCGCGCGGCTGGAGGACCCCGACCGGCCCGACGCGTTCCGGGAGCTCCAGGAGCTCAAACTCTATGAGGTCTCGGTGGTACCCATCGGGGCCAACTCCGAGACCGAGGTCCTGGCCATCAAGGCCGCGGCCGTGGGGATGACCCAGGTGGCCGAGGCCGTCAAGGCTGGCCGGACCTTGTCCAAGGCCAACGAGTCCAGTATCCGGTCCGCGCTGGAGGGGATCTCGGCGGCCAAGGACGCGCTGGAGAAGGTCCTCCCGCCGGACCCCGAGGATGAGGATGAGGATGATACCGAGGAGCCGGACGACCCGGACACGCCGGACGCCGAGGATGACGATGACGAGGACCCCAAGGGTGGGGTAATCTCGGACCAGCGTGGCGCGGCACCGTCCGCCGACGCGGCCCCGATCCTCGGGGAGGAGTGGACCAAGGCCTTGACGGCCGTGGTCTCGGAGGCTCTGGAGACCGTCCTCAAGGCGGCCGGAGTGGAGATCCCTCCCCCGCCGAGTGATCCAGAGGCCCGCGCGGCCGACATGTTGGTCACCGAGATCCAGCTCATGGAGCTGGGACCCTCGGAGTGACCGACCGGCCTCCGAGAGAACTACTCGGAGGTATCGCCAAGTGGCAACTCTCAAGGAACAGCGTGAGGCCCTGGTCAAGGAGGCCAACGACCTGGTGGCCGAGCGCAAGTCCAAGAACGCGGACTTGAGCTCGGAGGACCGGACCCGTCTCCAGGACATCGTGGACCAGGTCAAGGGTATCGACGCCAAGACGACCAACATCACCAAGGACGCCGAGCTCAAGGACGCCATCTCGGGCCTCGGCGCGCCGTCCGGCGGCCAGGAGCTCCCCGGCGACGGATCGGGCTCCGGTGCCAAGTCTCCCGAGTCCAAGAGCCTGGGTGACCACTTCATCAAGAGCGTGGGTGAGAACGTCAGCGTTCTCGGTATGCGCGGCGGCAAGCTGGACGCCGGTGAGTTCAAGGCACCGGCCACCCAGACCACCACCTGGCCCGCTGGCGTCCCGATCCTCACCGACTATGACCGGACCATTGTCCAGGCCCGTCGTGAGCGTCCCACCATCGCCTCCCTCATGGGCTCGGGCACCATCTCGGGGAACGCCATCTCCTATTTCGTGGAGGCGGCTATGCAGGGTGGTTTCGCCACCGTGGCCGAGGGTGGAGCCAAGCCACAGATCTCGTTCGACAACCCGACCGCGGTGGTGGACGCGCTCAAGAAGATCGCCGGTTGGATCGACATGACCGACGAGTTCATTGAGGACCTCGGGTTCCTCAAGAGCGAGATCGACACCCGTCTCCTGTACCAGCTCACGATGTTCGAGGAGGCCCAGCTCCTCAAGGGTGACGGCACCGGCCAGAACATCCTGGGCCTGGCCAACCGGTCCGGCGTCCAGGTCCAGGCCGCGCCGACCGACGTGGCCGACAACGCGGACGCCGTGTTCCAGGCCATGACCTCGGTCTCCACGGCCACTAGCCTCACCGCGGACGCTCTGGTCATCCACCCGCTGGACTACCAGAACTTCCGCTTGAGCAAGGACGGTAACGGCCAGTATTACGGCGGCGGGTACTTCCAAGGCCAGTATGGCCAGGGCTCGGTCATGTCGGACCCCAACCTCTGGGGTCTCCAGACCGTGGTCACCACCGCGGCTACCCAGGGTGAGATCATCCTCGGCGCGTTCCGCGTCGGCGCGACGGTCTACCGTAAGGGTGGCGTCCGGGTGGAGGCCACCAACACCCACGCGGACAACTTCACCAACAACAAGGTGACCGTCCGCGCGGAGGAGCGTCTGGCTCTGGCCGTCCGCTACCCGGCGGCGTTCGTCAAGGTCGGCCTGGCCACCCCGGCCACCCCGTAATTCCCGACTGGTAGACGGGTCCACTCCCTGGGGGAGTGAGCCCGTCTACCATCGGTGTTACCCAACCCGGCCTAACAGAGGAGACCCCAGTGGCCAGCATGAAACTGTACGAGTACAAGGTGGGCAACGTGACCCATACGGCCCAGATGTCCGAGGACGACGCGGACCGTCTGGGAGCCAAGGAGGTCAAGGCCGCCAAGGCACCGACCACCAAGGCACGCCAGGCCCCGGCGAACAAGGCCGCGGGCTAGGTCAAATGAGCTATCCACCGCACGGGATCACCGCCGAGATCCTGGCCAACGTCCTCCCCGAGGGGATGATTGACCCGTCCACGCCGAACATCCAGACCGCTATTGACGCGGCCGTGGCTCATGTCCGGCGGACGGCGGGATGGCACGTGTTCCCGGCGGTGGATGACACGCTCACCGTGGACGGGGAGGGTGGCCGAGTGCTCACCCTCCCCACCCTCCGCGTCAACTCCATCACCTCGGTCACCGAGCGCGGTGGAGATCCGCTGGAGGAGTGGGAGGCGTACGAGTGGAGCCGGACCGGAGACCTCAAGAGGTTGGCCGGTTGCTGGACCACCACCTGGCGTGGGATCACCGTGGAGCTCAACCACGGATATGACCCCGAGGACGCCGACCTCCTGGACCTCCTCAAGGCCATCGGCTCGGCCGTGGCAACGGCCGCGGCCAACCCTCTCGGTATCCCCGAGGTCATGGGTCCGTTCCAGTTCACCGGGACCGGCGGCTCCTGGATAGGGGACGCGGCCACCACCCTGGAGAGGTTCTCACTTCCATGGAGCGCGTGATCCGGGTCCGCGGCGGCGGACGTGATGAGAACGATGACCCGATCCCCGGATCGGAGACCGTCCTCATGGCCCAGGCCGTGGCCCCAGGCTCCTCCCCCGGCAACAAGGACCGGGGACGTAACGGGGACCGCGTGGCCTACACCGTGTTCTTTTACCCGTCCCCCGACCTCCAGGAGGGGGACAAGCTCCGCGTCCGAGGCAAGATCATGGATACCGTGATCCAGGACTGGCGGAGCCCGTACACCAACCGGATGGGCCTGGAGGTCCTCTGTTCCCGCGGGGAGGGATGACATGGCCAAGCGTCCAGGGTTCAAGCTCAACCGGCGCGGCGTGAGCCAGCTCCTCAAGGGAGACCTCGGCCGAGCGGCCACCGAGGCCGCCAACAAGCTGGCCGAACAGGTCCGCGCCGATCACCCCGACCTGGCCGCGGACGTGGACGTGGAGGCGTACACCACCGACCGCGGCGCGGCCTCGGTCATGGTCAAGGACTCCCGAGCTCGGGAGCTCCAGGTCCGAGAGGGCCTCCTCACCAAGGCGGCGGCCAAGGTCGGCCTGGAGGTCAAGGCACGATGACCGAGATACTCCTCCCCGATCCGGCGGCGGCCAGATACCTCAAGGACCACCTCAAGATCAATATGGCCGCCAAGTACCCGGACCTCACCTACGGCCTCCGGCTGGATGGAGACTGGACCCCGGACGCGGCCCCGGCTCTGGTGGTGTTCGATGACTCCGGCCCCGTGGACTCGGCCATGGGCGGCCGTCTCATCCGTACCCGTCCGACGCTCCGCGTGGTGGTCTGGTCCGACTCCCTCACGCTCTCGGGCAAGATCGCCGCGTACGCGCTCGGACAGACCCTCTCCCGGCGCGCCGAGGGTTTCTCCCAGATCCTCCCCGGTACCGGTCTCCTGGACGCCAGGGACACGAACAACGGCGGGATCATGGTCTCCTACACCGTACGGACGCGACTACGCGTTACCCTGGTGACCGAGCCATGAGGCTTAACTGGACACCGCACACCCTGAACTACAACTAGACCCCAGGAGGGCCAAGTGGCTGGTAACCCGGCAAATGTCAAGATCTGGGAGGACGCGGATGTCCGTATCCTCAAGCCCGCGGACATCGTGGACCCGGATACATTCGAGACCCTCATTCCCACGGACGTGACCGCGGCGTGGGATGACGCGTGGCTCCTGGCCGGTCTCCTGGACGGATCGGACGGTTTCGGTGAGTCCCGTGAATGGGACGAGACCGAACACACCGCATGGGGTTACGGCCTCATCAAGGTGTCGTCTCGAAACTTCAAGATGACCCGCACGTTCACCGCGCTGGAGGCCAACGCGGTGACGGACTACCTCTACAGTCCCGGCGACACGGCCACCAAGGTCATCGTGGCCAAGCCCGCTTACGTCTACCTCGGTTTCGAGACCACCGCGGACGACGCCACCAAGGAGCGGCTCATCACCACCATGCCAGCGCGCGTGACCGCGCCGGAGTCCAACCGGAATGAGGAGGATCTGGCCTCCCGTGAGTTCACGTGCAACATCTTCCCGAACTCGGACAAGGAACTGTTCCACCGGCTGGTGAGCGCGTGAGCAAGGTGACCGCGTCGGCCAAGGCCGCCAGGGAGAACTCCCTGGACGGCCTTGTCCGCGTCCAGTTCCTCAAGGATCACAACGGCTACGCCAAGGGCCAGACCCGACGCGTGGACCCGCGCTCGGCCGAGTCCCTCCTCAAGGCCAAGGTGGTCAAGCGCGCCGATGAACCGGACCCGGTACCGGAGGCCCCCGAGGTCCCCGACATCCCGGCGTCCAAGGATCTCACTCCTCCCGAGTGACCTAGATGTGACCGGCTACCGTTTACTTTGTGCGGTGGGCGGTGGCCGGTCACTTTCACACCGCACACAACACCGCACAGAGGGAGGCCACCGTGGCGCGTATGCCATCGGACGCCGAGATCCAGGCCGCCGGTATTGAGCTCGGCCACGGACCTGGTCCGTATCCCACCAAGCTCCGCGCGCAACTGGCCAAGACCGTCCAGGAGGTTGGACGGATGGAGAGCCAGGCACGCCGGGAGGAGACAGCCTCGGCCACGTTCTCCGACCGTATCGGGGACCTCCACGACTCCCTCACCACCCGACTCCCGGCCGACGTGGCCGGAGCGGTGACCGCGGCCGTAGCGGCCCAGGTCTACCGAGAAGTGACAACCCAGGAGAACACCGCACAATGAGCACCGAACACAACAGCCCGCGCCGGTACGCCGAGGACGTGGACCTGGACGACCAGTTCACCGGACAGAGCCTCCGCGCTCCCGAGCCGGAGACCTACGCCGAGCCGGAGCCGATCTACGCCGAGGAGGCTCCGCGCCGTCCCGAGCGTCCGGCACCGCGTCCGGTCCCCCAGGACCACCGTCCGGCGGCCGAGGAGGAACACCCCACCCCGGTCATGGATGAGGCCACCGGGATCTTGGTGGTGACCATCCACCACGACGGCATGGAGCTCACCATCCCGGCCGACCCCGAGGACTGGCCGATCCAGGCAACCTTGGCGTTTGAGGACGGGAAGATCCTCAACGCCATCCGCGCGCTCCTCTCCCCGCGGGAGTTCAACAAGGTCCTGGCCAAGAAGTACCGGAACAAGGACTTTGGCAAGCTCTACGAGCGGCTGGCGGTGGCCGGAGGGTTCGACACCTCGGGAAACTGAGAGGCCTCCTCAAGCTCCTACGGGAACACCCGGAGCTGGTGGAGGCCGATATGAGCCTCTACCACCACCTGGATCTCCGGGACCGCTGGCGTTTTGAGGAGGTCATCCTTGCCAGCGGCCGGAGGGTCCTCCTCCGCAAGCTCACCACGCGGATGATCTACGTCCGCATGAAACACGGCCTACCGCCGGAGTCCGCGCTGGCCATCCATTTCAATGGCGGCAAGTGGCCCTGGAAACTCACGGACCACCTCCTGGCGGATCTGTACTACCTCCACCGCCAAGAGCTGGAGGGCAAGAAGGCCAAGGACCATCCCGGCAGACCTAAACCGGCGTCTAGGTCCCAGATCTCCGCCGAGCGAGCCCGTAAGATGAGGGACGCGCGGAGGCGCGCGGCGGCCGAGGAGGCCAAGAGGAACTATCGGAGGTTAGAGGGTGGCGGATAACGCGAACGTGGGATATGCCTCCCTCCAGGTCATTCCCACCGTGGCCGGGATCTCCGGCAACCTCACCCGCCAGTTGGGTCTCCCGTTCCAGCGTGCTGGCCAACAGGCTGGCCAACAGGCCGGTGAGGCCATCGCCTCGGGAGTCGAACAGGCCGCGGCCAAGGTTCGGGCGTCCTCGGACAAGGTGGCCAAGGCTCGGGAGGCCGAGATCCAGGCCGCGGCCAAGGTCCGTATTGCGGAGGCCCAGCTCCAGGAGCTCCGGGACAAGGGAGTCACCGGCGGGTCCCGCTGGCTCCGCGCCGAGGAGAATCTCCGCCGAGCTCGGGCCAACTCCTCCACCGCTACCGACCGTGCGCGTCGTGCGGCCGAGGATCTCACCGAGGCCGAGCGTGAGGCCGCCGAGGCCACCGATGACGTGACCGACGCGGCCGAGGGCGGCGGCGGAGCGCTCGGGGAGCTCGGGAACAAGGTCAAGGACCTGGTGGGCAATTTCAAGGTGGCCGCGCTCGGCGCGGCTGGCCTCGGCGCGGCCATCACCGCGGGGATCTCGGCCAACATGGAGACCGAGGTCATCAACGACAAGCTGGCCGCGTCCATGGGAGCCGGTAAGGCCCTGGCCTCCCAGTACGGCAAGGTCACCGCGGACATCTACCGCGGCGCGTTCGGTGAGTCCATGGAGCAGGTCTCCGAGTCGGTCGGCGTCGTGGCGTCGTCGTTCAAGAACCTCCAGTCCGAGGGTGAGGGCTCCCTCCAGGGAGTGACCACCACCGCGCTCAATTTCGCCTCTACGTTTGGCACCGACGTGGCCGAGTCGGTCCAGACCGTCTCCACGCTCATGTCCACCGGACTGGTCACCGACGCGTCCCAGGGTTTTGACCTCATGACCGCGGCGTTCCAGCGCGTACCGGCGGCCATGCGGGAGGAGCTCCCCGAGATCCTCCACGAGTACGGCGTCAACTTCCAGGCCCTCGGGTTCAACGGGGAACAGGCGTTCTCCCTCCTGGTGGACGCGGCCGGTAAGGGCAAGTTCGCGCTGGACAAGACCGGCGACGCGCTCAAGGAGTTCACCATCCGCGGCTCGGACATGTCCGAGGCGTCCAAGACCGCTTACCAGTCCATCGGCCTGGACGCCGAGGAGATGTCCCGCAAGGTGGCCGCGGGCGGCCAGGGAGCCCAGGACGCTCTCCAGCAGACCGCGCGCGGGCTCATGAACATCAAGGACCCGGCCGAGCGGGCCAACGCGGCCATCGCTCTGTTCGGTACACCGCTAGAGGATCTCTCGGTGGACCAGATCCCGGCGTTCCTCTCCAGCCTCACCGGTTCCAAGAACTCCATGGAGGGTTTCGAGGGAGCGGCCAACCGGATGGGCGACACCCTCAACGACAACGCCACCAACAAGATTGAGGCGTTCAAGCGGTCCCTCACCGGCGGGCTCCAGGACGCTCTCAAGAACACCGCGGGCTGGCTCATCGACAACGGCCCGCTCCTCCGGGATCTCGGCGTGGCCGCGGGAGTGGCGGCGGCCGGTCTCGGCGCGCTGGCACTCCAGCAGCAGATCGTAGCGGCGGGCGGCGTGATCGCGTTCTTTCGCAACATGGTGAACCTCACCAAGGCGTGGGCGGCCCAGCAAGCCATCCTGAACCTCATCATGAGCCTCAACCCGCTCGGCATTGTCGTGGTGGCCGTCCTGGCTCTGGTGGCGGCCATCGTCATCGCTTACCGGAACTCCGAGACGTTCCGTAACGTGGTCCAGGCGGCCTGGAACGGTATCAAGACCGTCATCGGGATTGTGTGGACGTGGCTCTCCACCACCGTGTTCCCGGCGTTCATGTCCGTCCTCCGGGTCCTCGGCTCGGTGGTCATGTGGCTCTGGAACAACATCATCAGTCCGGCGTTCACCGGTATCAAGTTCGTCATCGCGCTGGCCTGGGCCGGTATCCAGATCTATTTCAAGATCTGGATGGCCGTCCTTAAGCTGGTCGGCTCGGTGGTCATGTGGCTCTGGAACAACATCGTGGCCCCGGCGTTCCAGGCCATCGGCGCGGTCATCGGCGCGGTCTGGAATGGCGTCCTGGCCCCGATATTCAACGGGTTCAAGGCCGCGCTCCAGACCGTTGGTGACGTGGTCATGTGGCTCTGGAACAACGTCATGATCCCAGCGTGGGACGCCATCAAGAACGCCATCTCGGCGGTCTGGAACTTCATCCGGCCCATCCTGGACAACATCGGCAAGGGCATTCACGCCGTTGGTGAGATTGCGTCCAAGGTCGGGGACGCCATGCGTAACGCGTTCAACGGCGTGGTGGACGTGCTCAAGGCTCCGATCCATGCGGTGGGTAAGCTCCTGGCCAGCCTCCCCGGTTCAATCATGGGCGTGGACATCCCCGGCGTCTCCACCATCAAGAGCTGGGGAGAGACCCTCCAGAGCCTCCGCAAGGGCGGGACCATCGCCGGTATCGACGCCAACGGCCAGCTCTACGGCCCCGGTACCGGTACCTCGGACTCCATCTACGGCGTGGACGCCAACGGCGTCCCCATCGTCCGCGTCTCGGCCGGTGAGGGTGTCGTCAACAAGCGCGCCATGGACAACGGTGGCGCGGCCGTCGTGGCGGCCCTCAACGCCAAGAACGGCGTGGGGTCGGCCATCAACACCAAGGAGCTCCAGGCCTTGGCCACCGGCGGCGTGATCGGTGAACCCTACGGTCTGCCCAACGGCACGAACACCGGCGGGTACGGCTCGGGCGGGAACATCTTCCCGGAGTGGGTCAAGAAGCTCGGCGCGGAGCATGGCGTCAAGCCCTCCACGTACCCAGGCCACCAGGAGAGTGACCGGAATGAGGCCGGATACGCTCCCAACCCGCAACACCTCAACCGTGGGATTGACTGGGTCGGCTCCCAGACCGACATGCAGAAGTTCGCGGAGTACCTCCTGGGTATCGCTCCCGACTCCCCTGGCCTGGAACAGATCATCTGGCAGAACCCGAGCACCGGTCAAAAGATAGGCTGGCACGGCCGGACCCAGGACGATGGCTCCTACTTCGCCTCGGACTACCCAGGACACCAGGACCACGTCCACCTCCGCGCGTCCTCGGCCATCGGCGGGCCGGTCAAGCCAGCCATCCCCGACACCAACACCCAGGTTCCCGGATACACTCCCCCGTCCGATCTCAACCCGGACGGGTCGGACCCGAGCCTCCAGACCGGAAACGCCGGTACGCCGGGGACCACCGGAGAAAAGACCCGGCTCAAGACGTTCAAGGAGCTGGGATCGGATCTCGGCGGTATCTTGTTCGGCGGCGTAGAGGAGTTCTTTGGGGACACCGTCCCGGAGTGGGTCTGGGACCCCAACAAGCTCACCGAGGGAGCCGACGACGGGAGCAACGTCCGCACGTCGGACAGCACCACCGGCACCGCGGGGACGCCGAACACCTCCACGGCCCTCACCGGAGACCAGGCCGCGCCGGGGACTACGGGAGGTTTCTCTCCCGACACCCCGGAGACGCTCAAGGCGGCCGAGGACTCCACCAAGAACAAGGGCCAGGACCCTACCGGGCTCAAGGGACACGCGCTCTACGCGTACCAGATCGCCAAGGCGGCCAAGGACCTCGGCGTCGGCGTCCGGGGAGCGACCATCGGAGAGGCCACCGCGCTGGTGGAGTCCGGCGACCCTCTCCGCATGTGGGCCAACTCTAAGGTCCCGGAGTCGCTCAAGCTCCCCCATGACGCGGTGGGCTCGGACGGTACCTCGGTGGGCCTGTTCCAGCAACAGCAAAATGGCGCATGGGGGACCCTGGCCGACAACATGGACCCGTACCGCTCGGCCAAGTTGTTCTACAACGCGCTCAAGAAGGTCCCCGGCTGGGAGACCATGGACCCCGGCGCGGCGGCCCAGGCCGTCCAGCGTTCGGCGTTCCCCGACCGCTACGCGGGCAAGATGGGACGCGCGGGCCAGTTGGTCAAGGAGACCAAGCTATTTGACACCGGCGGCGTCTGGGAGCCGGGGACGTTCGGATACAACGGACTCAAGGAGCCCGAGCTGGTGGTCAAGCGTCACCAGTGGGGAGTCATGGACCGGAACGCGGCCGTGGTGGAGAAGCTGGCCCGAGCTGGCGGCGTCGGTGAGGGCAAGCTGGCCGACACGGTCAACATCCAGGGCTACACGGCCGAGGAGATCTCGGCCGAGTGGCGGAGGTACCAGTGGAGCCGGAACGCCGGATACGGAACGAGTAGGAACAGGTGACCAGTGGCCAGAGGTAGGAACGTCCGCTACATCTCCCCGGACGGGGAGGTGTGGCCACTCCATGGTGAGGGCATGGGGTCCAAGGGGATCTACCTCACCTCATTCACCGGGATCTACCATCCCCAGAGGGTCCCGGTGGTCCTCACCCCGGCGTACAAGCGCGGAGCCATCCCCGGCCCTCCCAAGACCGACGCGTCCAAGATCGGCCTCAAGATCTTCACCACGGCCGAGACCGCCGAGGAGTGGGAGCGCGTGGAGTCCCGATGGTGGAACGCGTGGTCCGATGAGGAGGACGGGACCCTGGAGGTGGAGTCCCTCTCCACCGGTGAGACCCGACGCCAACCCATCCGGCTGGAGAAGTACCCAGATGATCCGTTCGACTATGAGCCGGACACCGAGATGGACTGGACCATGCCCTGTATCTCCTACGATCCCGGCTGGAGGGGAGCCATTCTCAAGGCCTCGGCCACCGGGACCGGGTTGACCGTCATCAAGCTGGCCAACCCTGGAGACGTGGAGATCTGGCCTCACTACACCGGAGATCCCGTCCCCGGTATCCGGCTCCCGGACGGGATCGGCGGGGACCTGGTGGACATCAAGAGCGGGGACTATGACCCCGATAATGGCTCCTGGCTGGTGGTCACCGACCAGTTGGACATCACCGTGGAGGATGAGGCCAACTCCCAGGTGGTGGCCCTCCTGGCCGGGATGATGTTCCAGCACCCGATCCCGCCGGACACCAAGGTCCTGGAGGTACCGATTGACCTCGGCTCCACCGAGACCACCGTCCGCGCATACATGGAGCCGCTCTACATGCGGCCTTGGGGGTAGACCATGCCGACCATGACAGAGATCCGGCTGGACGATGTCCGCCATGTGATCCTCCAGCGTAAGGCCGAGGAGCGCGCCGACCGGCTCCAGCGGCCGGTGGTGTGCGTCCGGGATGAGGCATGGCAACCGGTCTGTTATCTCCGCGGTGAGCTGGCGGCCGATTTCGAGGAGATCGCCAACGACACCGGGGAGGGTGAGTTCACCATCCCGGCGTCCCACCTCCTCACCACCTGGCTCCTGGACCCGGACCGGGCTCTCAAGGATGTCCATATCACGGTGGAGACCACCTACAAGCGGTGGGGAGGCAAGGCCGACTACATCCAACGGGTGACCAAGCAAGGAGAACTGGCCGCGGTCCGCGTCCACTTTCTCCACGACTACAACCGGGCCAAGAAGATCACCTGTTTTGCCAACCCGGCGACACCGGCGGAGATCCAGTTCCCCAAGGCCATGCCGTGGGCCGGGTCCTCCTGTACCGGGATCACCACCTACGGGATCACTAACAACGCGCGGATCAACCTCGGCGCGTGGGAGATCCCTCCCAACATCTTTGACCCGAGCCAGTGGTTGGCCGGATGGAACGCGTCGGACTGGTGGACCCAGTTTGTGCCCATCAACCCACTCACCGACACGTCCAAGTGGACGGTCATGTCCTCCCGGTTCGCCAACTTCCATGACCTCATCAAGCCCACCCTGGCCGACTCCGGTGTCCATCTCCAGGTGACCCGGTGGTTCCCCGGTGAGCCCTGGCCCATGCCGGACTACGTGGCCCCGCCGGACCACTCGGTCCGGTTGTTCAAGACCGTGGACAAGAGCGGGTTCTCCGGCCCCACCGGGACCATGGTGGACGGCCTCCTCAACCTGGTGGGCACCACGGCCGAGGACTACATCAACGAGATCATCACCCTCATGGCTCGGCCAGACATCCCGGAGTACAAGCTCCCCGGATGGTTCGGCACGGCCCGAGACGCGCCGTTCGTGGTGTTCCCGGAGGGTAAATATTCCCGGATCGCCTCCTCTGAGATGACCCTCCACAAGGCCATGGCCTACGCCATGGTCACGGGTGGGAAGTCACCCCAGTGGGTCAACTCCGCGGCCAAGCTGGCGGCCAACGCGGCCCTGGGATACCTCGGCGCGGCCATCGGTAACCCAGGCCTGGCCCTCGGTGTGTTTGACTTCCTGGTGGAGGACGTGATCCTGGCGTTCCACCGGACGGCCAACACCATGCTCAAGGCCCAGATGGGACCGGACGCCGACCCCGAGGCATGGGTCCAGGGTCCCGGCGTCGGGTTCACCCTGTCCACGCTCCAGGCCATCCGTACCGGGTTCTGGGATAACCGCGGCTACACGGCGTTCAAGGCCGAGATTGAGGACGGCGCGCCGTGGCGCGTCGGCAAACACTTTGACCTGGGTGACCGTATCGCTTTCGAGATCCAGGGCCAGATGTACGTAGACAACGTGCGGAGCCTGAAACTCTCCTGGGATCGGACGACGGCCCCGACCTGGTCGGTGTCCATCGGTGATGACACGGCCGAGGAGGAGCCAGCGGCTAAGCTCATGAGGTACAAGGAGCAGATATTCACGCTCCTCCAGCAGCAGGGAGTAGAGGTCTAACCCGATCATGCCGTACACCAACCGACACCCGAGCGTGTCTCATTTCAAGCCTCTGTTCCAGTACGGCCACCTCCCGCCGGATCTCCAGGAGATCTCGGCGGCCTCGGCCACGCTGGCGGAGTTCGCGGTCCATCGGCTCAACGATGGCCCCGAGCTGGCCGCCGGTCTCCGCAAGCTCCTAGAGGCCAAGGACTGTTTCGTCCGCCAGGCCGTACTAGACCGGGAGGAGCCCGCCGATGGGTAAGTACATGGAGCCAGACGGGGATGTCTACAACCCGGCCGACCAGCCCACTCACCCGTGGGAGGACCTGTTCCGGGACATCCCGCTCAAGTGGGAGCGGGTCCCCGGCGGGGAGGGATACGTCTACCGTCCGGCCGGTCCCGGCGTCCTGGCTCTGCCACAAGGTCCCGCGGCCCTGGCTCTCCACGTCCAGCTATGCGGGTTCCAGTTGGTGGAGGCCAAGCGCAAGGTCCAGCGCGTGGACCCGGTACGCGGTGGACGGTCTCTCACGTCTCCGGGGATCTGGCAGGACATCACCGCTCCGGTCCCCGACGCCGACCCGATCAACGAGGTGGTGGCCAAGGCGGCCGAGCACCATATGACCCCGGCCGAGCTCATGCGCGCGGCCGAGGCTCTCAAGGCCCAGGCCGAGGCCCAGGCCGGATAGGACACCATGCCCACCTCCGACGATTACGCGCGCGCGACCATCCGCGCCGGACAAGATCTCGGGATCTCCCCGAGGGGTATCAAGATCGGACTGGCCACCAACCTGGTGGAGGCCGGTCCCACCGCGGGGACTGGACCCGGACCCATCCTCATGTACGCCAACGCCAAGGTCCCCGAGTCCCTCCGGCTCCCGCATGACGCCGTGGGATCGGACGGGTACTCGGTCGGGACGTTCCAGCAGCAGATCCGGCGCGGCAACGGCGGGGCCTGGTGGTGGGCCGACGCGGCCACGTGCATGGACCCGTACAAGAGCGCGGTCCTGTTCTTCACCCGGCTCAAGGCCCTCAACTACAACGACACGGCGCGCTCTCCCGGTTCGTTCGCCCAGGCCGTCCAGGGGAGCGCATATCCTGGACGATATGACCAGAGGTTCTCCGAGGCCTCGGCACTCTATGACCGACTAGTGGGAGGGTCCGCTCCAGTGGCCGACTACGGCATTACCAAGACCATGCACGGGTACAACGCCAACAGCGTGGGGATAGGCAATTCCAACGGCCCACGCCGGTCTACGCCGTATTTCGTGCTCCATACCCAGCAAGGCAAGAGCACGGCCGAGAACCTGGCCCGGTTCTGTAACAACTCCGCTGGCGGGTCCAACCCGGTGGCCTACAACCTGGTGGTGGACGGCCGGGAGACCATCGTGGTGGTCCCGCTCAATGAGGGACCCTGGGCGGCGGCCGACGCCAACAACATCGGTATTCATCTCTGTTTCGCCGGTTCGTTCGCTGAGTGGACACGCGGCCAGTGGCTCGGCCAGACCGACTACTCCGGCGACGGTATCGGAGAGGACGCGTCTATCACCCGAGCGGCCAAGGCCCTGGCCGCGGCTCATCTGGAGTACAAGATCCCGCTGGTGTACGCCGGAGACGGCGGACGGTCCGGCTGGCCGGTCAAGGCCTCGGGCGTCGTCGGTCATATGGACTTCGGCGCGCGCGGCGGAGGGCACACCGACCCCGGCCGGGAGTTCATCGACGGCGTCATGACCACGCTCCTCAAGCGTGCCCAGACGTTCATCACCCCGGAGCCCGTGCTCAACCTCATCAACGTGGCGGCCGACGTGGCCAAGGCGTGGATCGGTAAGCGGCTGGCCGAGGCCGGGGACAAGGGAGAGACCATCCTCCGGGCCAAGAACGGGGCCGAGATCGGCCGGTTCGTCCCGTACGAGAACGCTCATGTCTACTGGCGCAAGGGTGAGCGCGCGGCGTTTGTCGTCCCCCACGGCGGCCTGTTCGAGGCGTGGGCCGAGTACGGCTGGGAGAGCGGCCCGCTCGGGTTCCCTGTCCGGGACTTCACCAAGCTGGAGGACGGCGCTGTCCAGGCGTTCCAGGGCGGTGTCCTCTACCGCAAGGACGGCGCGGACGGGTTCTACGTCACCGGCGTCATCGGCGCGCGCTACCTCAAGGAGGGAGCCGAGCTCGGAGACCTCGGTTACCCGGTGAGCAACGAGTATGACAACGGCACCGGCGGCCGACGCCAGGACTTTGAACGTGGTGTCCTGGACTGGGACCCCAGTGGCGCGGTCAAGACCATCTACACCAAGGAGGCCTGAGACGTGTTCACCCTCAAGTTCTGGCGGGACACCGCCGAGCGCGCGGTCAAGACCGCGGCCCAGAGCCTCGGCGGCGCGCTGGCCGGATACGCGGCCACCGGGTTCTCCTGGACCGGCGCGCTCATCGCTGGCGGCGTGGCCGCGGCCCTCTCGGTACTCACCTCCCTAGCCTCGGCCCCGGTCGGCACCAAGGGGACCGCGTCCCTGGTGTCCCAGACTGGTGGCCGCCATCGGAGGCCCGAGTGAGCCTCCCCGACGCGGTCCGGTTCACCGGCCTCCAGGTCACCTCCCTCATCACGGGGGTCATGGCGGTCATCCTGGGTTGTGTCTACTTCGCACCGGAGGAGTTCATCCGGCGGAGCCTCCCGCCGGGACAGACCTCCATCGTGGTCTACGTGACCCAGCTCGGGCCGATCTGGCCCGTCCTGTTCATCACCATGGGTATGGCCATCATCCTGGCGGTGACCGCGCGCCGTGGCGTCGTGGCGGCCCATGTCCTGGCCGTGTTCGGATGGATGTTCTACGGGTCCGCGCTACTCCTCGGGTCCCTGTTCTCCGAGCCTCCCACCTCGGTGGTGACGGGATCTATCGCGGTGGGAGTGGCCGGTATTCACTTCGGGCTACTCCAAGCCCACCAGGACGCGGGAGACGCTACGGCGGGAGGGATTCTGTGAGCACGGACATTCTCGGTGTCGTGCTGGCCCTGGTGGTGTCGTTCGGCACCGCGGCGGCCGGTGTCGTCACGGCCTGGAAGCGCGCGCCGTCCGACAACGTCGAGACCTTGTCCCGACGCGTCAAGCACCTGGAGGAGCGAGAGGACACCCTCTCCCGCTGGCAAGTGGCCGCGCGGCTCTACATCCTCACGTTGCGGAACGCGCTGGCAGACCGAGGCATACCGAGCCCGGAGCCTCCCGAGGAGCTGGACATCCGCTCGGACGGGAGCGTGGCATGACCTCACCAGATGGCGCGGGCCTCCCCGACAAGGAGGACGTGGGCGGATGGGCCGGTGGAAGTACCGGCCCGCTGGCCATCCTGGAGCAGTTCGGCCAGTACCTCATCATGCGGCCGTTGGACCGGCTCCTCTCCGGTCTCCTGGGCACCGAGCCGGGATCTTTCGATACCGTGGAGGAGCTGGTCCAGGATCTCATCCCGGCCATCATCCGTAAGGTCCTCGGCGGCCTCGGGGATCTCCTCGGCGGCGGCTCCTCGGGCGCGGGCTCCAGCGTGGACGTGGATCTCCTGGACAAGATTCCGCTCCTGGCCGACGTGGCCAAGGCTATCCGCGGGATCACCACCGGCCTTACCGGAGATCTCCTCTCCGGCGCGGAGTCCATCAAGGACCTCCAGGACAAGACCCAAGAGCTGGAGGGTGTGATCGGATACCACGCCACCTACATGCCAGAGGGGTCCGGCACCTATCCAGTCGGGTCCTGGAAGTGGCTCGGGTTCACCTCTACGGTTGGCCCGCACGTGGGCACCGTGGTATCCCCGGACGGGGGGATAACGCTCCTGTCCAAGGGCCTATGGCGCGCCGATGTCCAGGTCTATTTCTCCTATGAGATGGTACTGGGCCAGGTGGAGGTGGAGATTGTTGTCTTTGACGAGTACGGCGCGGTCTACGGGAAACGGTCCCTTAAGGTCCTCACCTCAACGGGATCGGCCTCCTACTACACGGCGGTGACTAACTACACGTTCGTGGTCCCCCGTTCTGGATTCAGAGTCAGAGTCCGGGCACGGACGGACGGACTGGCGCGTGAGATCCTTACCGGTCTGCAATACACCTCATTTACCGTGAACAAGTGGTCGGACGAGACCGAGTAACAGGAGACCAACGTGACCGTCAACCTGGGCAACAAGCGGGCCGGTATCGGCGTCATCGTGCTGGATGACGATGATGACTGGACCCTCAAGCTCTCACCCATCGGCGCGCCGATCTGGCCGGAGGGGACCACCGCATGGATACGGTTCTACGATGACCTGGACACCACCCTGGTCCAGATGGACGCCGTGGTGACCGAGGACTACCTCACGTTCTCCATGCAACATGACGGGTCCCCCAAGCCCGCGGACCTCCCGGAGCGGTGCAAGTTCAAGATCCGGGTCTCTCTCCCTGGAGACCCCACCACCGAGGCCACGCTCTGGCGCGGTGGCGTCGAGAAGGAGTAACTCATGCCCTTGTCCAACACGGCCCTCCAGGCGGCCTACACCGCGGTCAAGAACCTCGGTGCGTACGTCTCGGCCCACACCGATGACCCCGGCACTACCGGAGCCAACGAGGTGAGCGGCGGGGTCTACGCGCGCGTCCAGGCCAGCCTCCCGACCGGGTCCAACGGCGCGGGCACCGCTCCGGCGGTCAATATCCCGATCCCGGCCGGTGTGACCGTCAAGTACCTCGGGGTCTGGAGCGCGGCCACCGGCGGGACGTTCATCGGTACCCACAACTCCCAGCTCTCCCCCAACCTCCCGTTCCCCGTGGACGGCACGCTCACGGCCCAGATCGGTGAGGTGTTCACCTCCACGCCATGAGTCGGCCGCCGATCCTCTCGGGATACGTCCCCACGCCGGTCCCAGGCCCCACCGAGATCCCGTCTCCGGTGCCTGGGTCCGTCGTCGTTCCCACCGAGGTCCCGATCCCGGCCGTCGTCGGTACCGAGCTCCCCGGCCCCGTCGTGGTGGCCACCGAGCTCCCCGGCCCCACCATCGTGGCCACTCCGCTCCCGTTCTGGATTCAGCAAGTGGTAGGCATACTCCAGGCGGAGGGCCAGATCCAGGTCCAGATCCTTGGCGTGGAGATGGACGCGTCCGAGGCTCTCCGGGGCCGGGGAGAGATCCAGGCCTCGGTCACCGGTATCCAGACCAGCGCGCCGACCCAGTATCTCCGAGCTCGGGGCCTCATCTCCGCGCTGGCGGGGATGTCTCTCCCGTCCGGCCTCAAGACCCTGGCGGGCCGCGGCGCGGTCCTGGTCCAGTCGGCCCTCATGGCCCTCCCCGGCGGGACCAAGGTCCTCGGCGGCCGGGGCCGGATCACGGCCGACTGGACCAGGTACGGCCTCGGGATCGGTACCAAGACCGTGGCGGGCCGAGGAGCCATCTCGGTGACCTCGGCCGGGTACCCGGCCATGTCCCCGGTCACCACGGTCTACAACACCGTGGGGACGAACACCTACACACTCCCCTACTGGTGGAAGTACTTGGACATCGTCCTTATCGGCGGCGGCGCGTCCGGCCAGACCGGCAACGGCGGTAACGGCGTGGCTGGCAAGGGAGGCAACGCGTCGTCCTGGGTCACGGTCACCCTGGAGCGTGGCGTGGACATCCCGGCCATGGCCACGTACCTCACCGTCGTGGTGGGTGATGGCGGAGACAGGGCCTCCAACTCCGACCTGGCGGGACCGAACCCCGGCGGGTCCTCCTCGGTCACCGGGTCCGGGATGTCTCCGGTGTCCTCTAGTGGAGGTTTTGGCACCGCGTCCGGCCAGAACGGGGCCTCTCCGGGGGACATCACCTACCAGACGATCACGCGGACCGGCGGATCGGCCGGTACCGGCAACGGTGGCGCGGCCACCGCTCCGGGAGCGTCCGGCGCGGGCGGTAATGGCGGGTTCTTCACTTCCCGGACCCGAGGAGGAGCCGGAGCTCGGGGAGAGGTTGTTCTCCGCGTACGTCAGTAGGTGGTAACCTCCAGTTGTTCGCCTCATCGGGTTGGTGGACAGTCGCCAAGGCCCCGGCCGGACTACTCCGACCGGGGCCTTGTTGCGTCACTGTGACGATTAGATCCAGTTGTGGGCGCTGGCCGCTTGGGCGGCCAAGGCCTTGGTGGCGTCGTCGGCCGCGGCGAACAGGTACGGCGCGGAGTTCCCGTTCTTGGCCTGGCCCTTGACCAGGACGGCCACCATCATCGGCTTGGGCGTGCCCATGATGGACCGGAGCTCGGACTTGAGCACCTTCTGGAAGATGAGCGAGGAGTTGCGGACCTGGCCCTGGTTCGGTCCGGTGAGGACGATCCAGTCGGCGCGGACCGCGTCGGTGGTCCCCTGGCTGGTGCTCATGCTCGGGATGTACTCGGTAGGCCGGAGGAGGATGGCCTGGTCCAGATCATCGGAGATCTTGGACCCGTCACCTGCACCAGTGGGAGAGGCGAACGGATCGGCCGAGTCCACCGAGGGGACTCCTCCGATGGCGGCGGCTCCCTGGGCCACCGGCGCGGTGTTCTGGGCCGCCGGAGCCTGGGTAGCGGGGGCCGGAGCCTGGGCCGCGGGAGCGGCCTGGGGAGCGGCGGCGGGAGTGGCGTTGTTCGCCAGGAACGGGTTGGTCACGGTGTTCTCCTTGAGACGTGAACGGTATTCATGGAACCACGCGCCGGTTGACGCGTGAGGTCAACACTACCGGCGCGGAGCCGGGTGGTCAACGCCGAGCTGGAGAGCCCGGAGCCGACGCTGGAGACGGTGTCTCCGGTAGAGGATCTGGACGCCGAGGACGACGATGAACGCGGCGGCGTAGATCCAGAGCTGGCCGAGGGTGATGGAGTCCCGGCCACTGATAAGCCATCCGAGGGTGGCTCCGATCATGAACGCCAACACCGAGGAGATGGCGTCCACCGAGGCCTTGATACGGGCCGCGGTCTCCAGTCGCTCGGACTTGGCCACCAGACGGTTGACCATCTCCCGCTCCCCGTCCATGGACGGCCGCCGGGTCATGCTGGCCTCCCGGAGAGCTGGGCCTGGCCCAGAGCGGTGAGCTCATCGGTCCAGACCTCGGCGTACTGGTCATAGACCGCGGCCAGTTGCTCGGCGGTGTGACACGTGCGGATGAGCTGGCGGAGGGCCATCTGGGTCCCCTCCACCGTCCCACCGGCCGAGGTCATGGTCTCGGGCCGAGGGAGCGGGGTCATGTTGGGGATGACGTTCTTGGCCGCCGATCTCATCTCCCGGACCCGGAGCGCGGCGTCAATGGCCACGCGTCCGGCGTCCAGTTCAATGGTCACGGCCTCGGCCTTGGCGGGCTCGGCGTTGCTCGGGATGTGGAGGACCACCGCGATGTCCTGGCGGACCTCGGGCATGGGCTCCCATCGGGTCCCGTCCAGGCTCAAGATGTGGCTGGCCCCGGCGTAGTCCCCGAGCTGGATGGAGATGGCCAGGTACGAGTAGGCCAGGTCCTTGGCCGTTTTCTTGTCCCCGATGACCACCGATCCATCGGCCAGTTGATAGAGGTTGTCGAACGTCCCCACCCAGCCGGTGGCCGGATTGTAGACGATCCGCTCCACGTACGGGCGGCCGGTCGGGTCCAGGGGGACCGAGATCCCCCACTTGGCAAGCTCCTGGAAGTAGACCGTCACGAACGGGAGGAACTGGTCCGGGACATCCTCAAGGGGGAGCTGGCCGAGCTCCACGGCCTCGCACCAGGCATGGACGGCGGTCCCGAGCTCCGAGGCCTTGACTCCACCGGCCGCGGCGTGGGCCTTGTCGGCCGCGCGCTCCAGGTCCTTGTTGACCTCCCACGGGTCGGCGTAGAGGTCGATGTCCTCCAGGAGGTGAGGGTTGGTCTTGAGGCCTCGGACCACGCTCCTCAACTTCCACCGCTCCAGTCCCGCGGTGTCGTCCAGGGTCTTGGCCCCGGTGGTGACGCGGGTGTAGCCGCGGTCCCCGTTCCCGTCCACGTCGGGGAGGAGGTACTGGCGGAGGTGGTTGTAGGTCGGCCGGTAATCGCGCGTCTCCGGCGGGAGCGGGAACTGGTGGACCGGCGTGGTGTTGACCGCCGGGGCCTCTCCGGGGTTGGCGAACGGGTTAGTCACGGTTGGATCTCCTCTAGATGGGTGTTGACGATGAGGTGGGCGGCGGCCGTGTCCCCGAGGACCATGGCCCGGAAGAACCGAGGCCGATAGTGGCCTCGGCCGTGGAGCTCTACCTCGGCGCGGGCCACCAGATCCAGCAGAACGATGGCCCGCGTCGGCATGGTGGCGTACTGGCCGATCTCCCGGAGGTGGTCGGCCAGGTAGAACCGGGCCTTGTCGAGATCCTCCAGGCCGTTCTTGAGGTCGGTCCGCCAGACGTACTTGACGGCGTTCCCCGCGTCGAACGAGAGGAGACGGGTGATCTGGAGGCACTCCACGCCGGACGGGTGGCTGGTGTAGTGGCGCGGGTGATTGACCGCGTCGTGATCGGTCATCGTCGGCCGTCCCCAACGCCGATGTACTTGGCGGCCTGGGAGACGCACAACGTAGCGCGTCCGTACGGACCGGCGAACTCCAGGAGCTCGGTCCAGGTCTTGGCCTCCCCGTTGTGCTCCCGGTTCCCGGTGAGGTACCAGCGGCCACCGACGCCGACCGCGGCGTATGAGTACCGGCGGCCCATCGTCCGGCGCGTGAACGTCACGGTGACCGGCGGGACGTACCCGCGGATCACGTCGGCCGTGGCCTGGGACGGGTCCAGGTAGACGTACCCGGTGGCGGGCTCGGCGGGCCACCCGAGGCGGTTGTAGGCCGCTCGGGCCTCTCGGAGACGCTCCACCGCGGCGTCCCGTCGCTGGACGGCGCGCTCCTGTTTGAGGTCGGCGCGGCGGAGGGCCTCCTCGGCCTCATAGACGGCCGACTGGGCCAGGGCCTTGTCCTGGGGGTCAATCATGGCGGTGTTCTCCTCGGGTTGTGCGGTGATCCCCTCCCATGGTCGGGAGGCTTGTTGGAACAGGCCGACCGAGCTAAAGCTCGGGTTACGCGCGGCCTCCTGGTGGAGGAGCTCCTTGAGCTCCTCCAGGTCGGTGAGGGTGTAGGCCGTGGACATCCGTCCATCGTTGCCCACGGTGTAGTGGTAACTCGGCGGGATCTCGGTCATGGTCCTATCCGTCCAGTCGGCGGGTGGCCAAGCGGACGGTGATCTCATCGGCCAGGCGTCCCTTGGTCATGCGCTCGGCGTCGGGGATACCGAGGGAGGTGGCGAACCGGAGTTGTCCCTCACTGGCGGCCTGGCTGGAGGTCCTCCACTTGGCCGAGCGGTCCGGGAACTGGCCCGAGCGCGCGGCGTAGATCTCGGCGGCCTCCACGGCTTGCTCCACGGTGCCCTCCGCGCCGTTCCCGAGCCATCCGCCGGAGACCTGGCCCTTGGCCGATATGTGTCCGACCTTGACCAGACCCGTCTCCAGGTCGGCCGGGTCCTTGCTCTCATCGGCGGGCCAGAGGAACACCAGCTCATCACGACAGTCCAAGAACCGGACCCCGCGGCGGGTATGGAGCCAGTTGGCGGCCGAGGCCTGGAGGAGGTCGATGTCCTCCAGATCCAGGACGCCGAGACGTTCACGCGCGGGGACCTTGTCCAGGACCTTGTCCGCGTCAAGCTCCAGGTCTTGATCCTCCACAATCGTGCCATCTGACTTGACGCGCTCGGTCTTGGCCTCGGAGTGGAGATCGGTGAGGGTCACCAGGGACATGTCCCGAGCGGTACCGGTGAGATCCAGGACCAGAGCGTCGGCCTTGTCCGGGTACGGCCGGAGCGCGCGGCCGACCATCTGGGAGTAGAGGCTCTGGGACCGCGTCGGGCGGCCCATCACGACGGCGTCACACCGGGGGAAGTCTGCACCCTCGGTAAGGACCTGGACGGTAACGAGGGCCTGGAGGCTCCCGTCTCGGAACGCCGAGTAGGCCTCCTGGCGGTACTCACGGGAGTGGCTCCCGACGACGGCCATGGCCGAGATCCCGCGCTGGGTGAGGAGCTGGGCCAGAACGTCGGCGTGGTCCACGCCGGTGGCAAATACGATCATGGCGCGGTCCGGCGCGTGGGTCATGATGGCCTCCACGGTGGAGTCCACGCTGGCGGCCATGACCTCCTCCAGCTTGCCTTGGTTGTAGTCACCGGCCACGTTGCGGATCTTGGCCAGCTTGTTGAGGTCATCCATGACCACGGTCTTGCCTCGGGGAGCCACCAGATAACCCTCCGAGATGGCCCACGCCAGGGATTTCTCATAGACCACGTCCTCCCAGATGGACCCGAGGGCCTCGGTGTCGGCGCGGACCATGGTGGCGGTGAACCCACACGTGAGTACCTGGCGGCCGAACGAACCGAGGTTGTCCAGGACCCCGCGGTAGGACTTGGCCGGAGCGTGGTGGGCCTCATCCACCAGGACCACGTCCCGGTGACCGACCGAGGCCAGTCGGCGGGCCTTGGTCATGGTCTGGAACGACGCGGCCACGATGGCGGTATCGGGCTCATCCCGGTCCGCGGCAACGATCCCGACCGGCTCACCGGCGGGGTCCACGTGGGTGACGCTGGCGGCCATCTGGTCCAGGAGCTCCCCGCGGTGGGCCAGCATGATGACCCGGCCACCGTTGGCCCGAGCGTCCACGGCCAGCTTGGCGATGACGGTGGACTTACCGGTCCCGGTCGGGAGGACGACGGCCGGACGGCTCATGTTGTGAGCGGTCCAGGCGGCCTGTACCGCGGTCACGGCCTCGGTCTGGTACGGGCGGAGTTCGCGCGGGGCCATCATCAGATGACCACCCGGAGGATCTGGGCGATGAGGTAGAACGCGGCCAGGGTGATGACCACCCAGCAGAGGGCCACGCCGACGATGTCGGACTTGTTGTTCATGGTGTTCCTCTCGGGATCGGGTTGGTGGGACCACCCTAACCTAGATTAACGCTCCCCGTCAACTTACCCAGGTCTCCGCGGGTCACCAGATCTAGGGTCACCAGACCGGACTACCCTCTCACCCATGGGAATTGTGGTCATACGTAACCGAGGGATCGGAGAGCCGGTTCCCGGCCCCATGCTCTCGGCCATCACCAACCTCCTCCCCGAGGAGTGGATACGCCGGGAGAATACGGACTGGGTGGCCCAGTACGGCCCCGCCGGTCTCAACGCGGTCAAGCTCCCGTTCCTGGACGCGGTGGACGCTGGCGCTCGGGGGTTGGCCTACATGGTGGCCCAGGCAATGGCGGGCGGGGACCGCGTTGTCCTCCTCGGGTACTCCGGCGGTGCGGTGGTGGTCCACCGAGCTCTGGAGATGATGACGGCCGCCGAGCTGGACACCGTCGCGGCCGTGGGGTTCATCTCCGACCCCGAGCAACCCAAGGGCCTCCCGAACTCCCGAGGCCGGTACGGCATACGGGGAGGGACCCCGCTCCCGTTCCCCACGGCCGCGCGCTGGGCCTATGACCCGGACGACGGGATCTGTCTCTGTCCAGATCCGAGCCCGCTCCGCGCGGCGGCCCAGTGGACGCCGGACATCGGCCTGGGATCTCCTCTGGCGTGGGAGGACCAGCTCCGCCGGTTCTTGTCCCTCCGACGCGTCCCGGCGTACGTGTTCAACATCTGGGACCTGGCCGGTGAGATCCGGCGGTGGAATGAGGCCGCCAGGCTCCTGGAGGGATACCTCGGCGCGGACCACGTCTCCTACGCAACACGACGGGAGCCAGGGACCAGCCGGACGTACGTCCAGAACATGGCCACCTGGCTCCAGTCGGTGGTGGGAGACGCTACGCGGCGGGAGTGATCTCCTCGGGCTCGGCCTCGGTCTTGCCTCCCTGGCACGCCAAGAACCGGGTGTTTGTGTGGAACCACGTGTCCGGGTAGTTCATGAACTTCACCAGGATCACCGACTCCCCACAATGACGGCACCGGCCGCGCTCGGCCGTGCCCTCTCCCTCGGTCGGGGATATTCCCAAGACCCTCATCCAATTACCTCCTTGTCAGCGGCCTCGGCGCGGTCCACCGCGTAGGCCTGGGACGGCGTGGCCGTCCCCTTGATAAACCTCTGGGACCCGTCCGGGCCGAACGTCTGGATGAGCGCGGTGGCCAGGCCGCGGTCCTTGGCTCGGAGGACCGCGGCGCGCCATGCGCTCGGGTTGTTCCGGTAGGCCTTGGACGGGACCACGTCTCGGGCCATGTCGGTGACCGTCGCTCCTTGCATGGGAAGCGGCTCCAGGTACTCGGCCAGACGGACGGCCAGCTCGGTGTCCGTCTCCGGCGCGGGCCGGACGAACTCCAGGACGGGAGCGGCGAACGGGTCCCCGGTTGCTCCGGTGGCGTCGGCCACGACGATGGACCCGTGACGCTGGCAGAGGGTGAGGTCCTTGGCCTCACCGTCCGCGGCGTTTTTCTGTTTGGTCACCGTGGCCGTGATCCGTTTTCCCGGACCATCCACCTCCTGGTCATCGTCGTCCTCATCCTCGGGCGGTGATACCAGGATCTCCGAGTCCAGCGCGCCGAGGATGGCGGTGGACCCGCGTCCGTGGCTCTGGCCGCGCGCGGTGTGATGGACCACCATGACGCCGGTCTTGCCATCCCGCCGGAGCCGGTCGAACCGGGCCACGGCGTTACCCATGTCGCTGGCGGAGTTCTCCTCCAGGCCGAGGGACATACGGGCCAGGGTGTCGAAGATGACCAGCCGGATGTCCAAGGCCTGGACCTGTTCGGCCAGCCACGGCCATAGCTCCTTGTTCTTGGACCCGATGAGGACGGCCTCGGTAATCATGAACAGGTCCTCACCCACGTCCAGGTCATGCTCGGACTCCCAGGACTTGACGCGCTGGGCCGCGCCGGTGCCACCCTCTCCGGCGATGTAGAGCACGCGGGACCGCTTGGTGTTCTTGCCCTGCCACGGGACTCCCATGGCGATGGAACAGGCCATATCCAGGACCACCGCGGACTTACCGACGCCGGACGGTCCGATCACGGCCGAGAGGGCCAGATCCTCCACCCACCCGTCCACGACGTACTCCGGCGCGGGGAGATCACGCCAGTGGTTGAACGACGCCAGGAGCGGGAGCCGAGGCTTGGTCTCGGCGTCGGCCGAGCTGGAGCTCTCCGCGGTGTCGGCGTCGTCCGAGCTGGCGGTATCGCTGGCCTCGGCGGGCTGGCCCGGATCGGAGAACATCCCGGCCGGTGTGAGGTTGTGGGCCTGGAGACCGGCCACGGGCTCGGGGTCCTCCATGAGCTGGTCCGCCAGGGACGCCGATGATCCGACATCCTCCACCTGGCTGGCCAGATCCTCGGAGGATACGGCCTCCCCGTGGCTGGAGTTCTCACCCTCGGGAGTGATCCCGACCGACTCCATGGCCTTGACGATGTCCCCACCGTGGTGGACCGCGGCGATGAACTGGAGCTTGCTCAAGGTCTTACCGTGAGCGGCCACCCAGTCCGCCAGGCCACCCTCCACGTTGTCACTCCAGACGTGGATGGGCGGGGAGTCGGGATTCATCCGGGGATCGGAACACCCGGAGTTGTGAGCGGTGGCCGACTTGGGGGACGGGTTGTTCCCCGGCCGGGTCCAGATGTCACACGTACAACCGTCCGCGCGTCCGGCGGGAGTCCATCCGGCGGCCTCCAGGATGTCGTCCCATGGGGTGGCCTGGGTCCATGCGGTGATCTCATCCACGTCACCGGAGGCGGCGGCCTTGGCGGCCCTCTCGGCGCGCTCGGCCCTCCGCTGGCCCCGAGCCTCGGCGTTACCGAGGATGTCGGCCAGGAGCCAGTCCGGGATGGCGTGATCGGTCCCGCTCACCCAGTAGGTCCCCTCCTTGCGCTGGCTCGGCGGGATGAGGACATAGGCGTCCTTGATCCTGGCCACCCATTGAGATCCGGCCTCCCCGTAGGTGAGGGTGGACGGGGTCTCCGGCGGGAGCTCCAGGCCCTCGGGGAGCCGGAGGTAAAAGTGGCCACCACCGCGGTGGACCCACTCCCCGGTCTCGGGGTCCTGGACGCCGGGGGAGGACACGGTGGGAGCCACCCACGCCAGGGCCGGATCTCCCGACCGCTCGGCCCAGGTCTGGCGGAACGCGTCCAGCTCGGCCACGGTGTCCACGTCGATGACCACCAGCCGGGACCGTCCGACCTCCATGGCCATGTTGACCGGGGTGTCCGGCTCCCGGTCCTTGCGGTACTTGTCGATCCACCGGCCGAGGTGGGTGGCGTTGTGGGTGGCCATGTGGAGGCCGGTGGGCTTGGGATCACCGGCGGCCTCGGCCTCCTTGATCGCCTTGTTCTTGGCCTGGGTGGTCCGGCACTCGGCCGGGACCTTGCCATCGGGGACCACCAGGAACAGAGCCAGTCCGGCGTCATTCTGGAGGGTCTTGGCGTAGGCCTTGAGGACGGTATTGTCCGCGTCGGCGCGTGGGGCAGACCCCAGGAGCGCGGTGAGCTTGGAAGATCCGAGCATGAGTCCTTACCTGTTCATCGGGTTGGTGGGGTGATCTGAGAGTACCTCTCCGGCCGCCAGGCGGAGGTAGTCCAGCGGGCGGCTGGTCAAGTGCCAGTTCCCGCACCTGCACAGATACGCGCGACACGGGAGCCGACCTCCTGGACCGTGTCGTCCGGCGTTCCGCCAGATGGTGGTGAGAGAGGCCTCGGCGGTCTCCCGGTCGGGGAACTTGCGCTTGCCCTTGGACGGGCACGGTTCCGGCGGCGGGGTCTTGCTCATGAGATCTTGCCCAGAGGTCGGGTCCAGAACGGGGAGTCCGGGAGGACATCCATGAACGGCGGGATGAGCTTGGCCCCGTGGTCCATGGCGTCGGCGTACGTCCCGAACGTCCAGGCGGTGGGACGGGCCGGTCCGATCCACGCCAGGCGCGGCTCCACGTCCAGCTCCTCGGGGGTCCACGGCCGAGATCCGGGAGCGTCCAGGACCAGGCACCACCGGCGGCGGAGAGGCCGCCAGACGAAACACCAGACGCTCCACGGCGCGGTGGTCCGGTCGGTGGCGTAGACCGTGTCCGCCATCGTCGGCGCGGTCATCGGAGGATGGCCTGGACGACGGTGTCGGCCTCGGCCGCGGTGAGGGTGATCCCGTACTCACGGGCCACGTCGGCCTGAACGGCCGAGATGGTGACCGCCGAGCTCGGGAGCGTCCCGGCGTCCACCAGGTCCGCGGCCATAGAGGTGTAGACCTGGACCTCAAGCGGGAGCTCGGAGACATCCGCGGGGTCTCGGTACTCGGTCACGGCGGTCTCCTCGGTGTCGGTGGTCTCGGACGGGAGGACGTTGGGGGACGGCGTGACCGTGGTCTGGGTCGGCGTGGAGCTGGCGGTGGAGCTCTCACTGGCGCACGCGGCCAGGAGGCCTCCCCAGATCCCGACGACGGCCACCAGCGCGGCCAGGGACGTGATGAGCTTGGTGTAGTTCTTCATGGGTGGATCTCCTTGTTGGGGTTGGTGTCAGTCGGTGATGGCCAGGCCGAGGGCCTCGGCCAGGTCGGTGATGGTGGCCAGTCCCGTGAGGTAGCGGATATGGTCCCGACCCTCCGGTCCACAATTCCGGCGGGCCATGTCCACGTAGTAGGCACCGTGGGCTTGTTGGACCCATACCGGACAGGTCCCGTCGTGAACGATCCGGGCCAGCTCCTCCAGGGACGTGGCCGAGGCCAGCTCCTTGGCGCGCTCTCCCTGGGTCCTCCGGGCATGATCGGCACGCATGGCGTCGGTCTCGTTGCCCGCGGCTTGGGAGTGGCATACCGCGTCGTGGAGCCAGAGCTCCGCGGCGCGGCGGCCAGCCGCTCCCGTCACCGGGCGGCCTGGAGATCAACCCAGGCCTGGCCGATGGCCATGGCCTCCTCCATGGAGTCCACGACGGCCGTGGAGTTCCACTGGACTCGGTTGATCCGGCCGAGCTTGAGCTCGGACCAGACCGACCAGCGGCCCTCCTGGAGGCCGGAGGAGATCCGCTGGACCAGCGCGAACGCCGTACCGCCGAGCTGGGTCTCGGCCGCGTAGACGTAGATGTCCTGGCCGCGGTGGCTCCAGACCTGGGCCGGAGCGGCGGAGAGGGTGGTGGAGTTGGTCATGGTGACCTCCTTGGGAGTGGGGGTGTCCGGCCGGTCGGCCGAACAAGGACCACGTTACAGCATGTTGACGGTGACCGTCAACTTATCTGGATCATCCTCTGGACACTCACCCGGTGATGACGGGCTACCTCGGCGGATGACGCGGCGCACGTCCGGCACTCCGACGCGGGGCCGGAGATCTCCGAGTGGCACCGTCCGCACCAGAACCGGACGACGGTCCGGCCAGGCTCCTCCGGCCCCTGGTGGACGGTGGTGTCAGACATAGAGCCACGTCCGGCCCATGTCGTTGGTGTCGGTCTTGAACACCGGGACCCGTCCGCCGGTCCACCGCTGGAGGAACTCCGGCGGGGTCCGCATGATCTCGGCCACGGCCTCGGCGGCCTCGGTGTCCACCACCAGCTCATCGTGGAGGGCCAGGTGGATGTTGTCCCCCAGTCCCGCGCGCTCCAGCCGGACGATAGTGTCGGCCAGGACCGAGTACGCCGAGCCCTGGCAAAAGTAGTTCACGGCCTTGTAGGCCAAGGTCTGGCCGTTGGCCTTGGGGATCGGTAGGACCCGTCCGTCCGCGGTGATGATGAGGCCGTGGTCCTCACCGATCTGGCGGAGCCGGTCGATGAACCCGCGCGTGGTCGGCATGGCCGAGAACATCCCGGCCTGGAGCCTCTGGGCCTCCTCGGTGGAGATCCCGAGCGCGGCGGCCATGGAGTTCCGTCCCTGGCCGTACATGGCCGCCAGGAGCAACACCTTGGCCACCTTGCGGGTGACCCCGGCGGCCTCCACGATGGGAGCGTAGAGGTCCCCTCCGGCCTCAAACGGCTCCAGGAATTGCCAGTCCTGGGCACAGTTGGCCATGACCACCGGTTCAATCTGGGACCAGTCCACCGAGGTGAGGCCGCCATCGGAGACGATGATGGGCCGAGCGTCGGCGGGGAATTGCTGGAGCTCGGGCCAGGAGTAGGCCATCCGGCCGGTGGCCGAGGCCTTGAGTATGCCCACCTGGGGATGGACGCGGCCGGTCACCCGGACCATGTCCTGGACCTTGGTGAGGTACCCGGTCACCTTGGCCAGCTCGGAGACCTTGCGGACCGCGGCGGCCAGCGGGTGGTCCAGCTTGGGGAGATCATCCTTGGTGGCGCGGAGTCGGCCGGAGTCGGTCCGCGGCCAGTCGGCCGGGAGCTCTCCCTTGGCCTCCAGCCGGGACACCAGGAGGAACCCGAGGTTACCGGCCTCGGGGTCCAGGTCCTCGGCGGCCAGCGCGTCACGGGCCGCGGTGAGCTCTCGGGAGTGGGTCTCCTCATAGGTGGTGAGGTAGTCGGTGTCCACCTGGAGCCCGCGGGCCGACCGGCGGAGCATGATCCGGTTGACCTCCTGTTCCCGCTCCATGAGAGCCACCGCGCCACCGGAGTCCACGCCGTACTCACCGAACGGATGACCCTCGGCCAACCGGCTCCATGCCTTGGCCTGGATCTGGGCCAGGAGCCGGAGCGTGGCGACGGTGTCGGCCATGGCCCCGAGCCGGTAGATAGGCTTGTCAATGTCGAACACCCGGAAACCCTCGGCCGTCGTGAGGCCGTTGGCCTTGAACAACTGGGCCATGGTCACCTCCGAGTCCGGGAAACCCACCAGCTTGGTGGCCAGCGACTCCAGGGACTTGTTGACCAGGGTGTCCGGGTAGGCCATGCGCGCGTAGACCACGGTGTCATGGACCTTGGCGATGTCGGCCAGGCTCATGAGTCCGTTCTGGTGGAGCGGGGGAACGTCAAACGCGGCGTTCTGGAGGACCAGGGTCCCGGCGCGGCCGAGGAGATCCCGGACGGCCTGGCGGTCATCGTCGCGCCGGGTCGGGTCCAGCAGGACCGAGACCGTACCGTTGGCCGTCTCCCAGGCCGCGGTGAGGCACTTGAGCGTGAACGAGTCCGCGCCGAGGCCCATGGTCTCGGTGTCGATGGCCACCACGGCCCCGTCCGGGACCTGGCCCACGGCGTCCCGCGCCGGTTGTCCGGTGGCCAGCCACGCCGAGATATGTGGGTAGTAGGCCTGGTGGTCGGGGACATCCACGCGGGGGAGCTGGTGGATGTTCGGGGCCACCCAACGGTCCACGGTGACCCGCATGGGCGGACCGTCCTGGATGACCTCGGCCAAGGCCTCGGACACCTTGGGACGGAACTCCGGGTCCGGCTCGGCGGTGGTCTTGAACGGCTCCCCCACGGTGATGGAGGTGGCCTCCAGCTCGGGAGCGGCCGGAGCCTCGGCGGGCTCGGGTCGGAACGGGTTGGGCTTGGTCATGTCTCGGCGTCCTCTCGGGTTCTCTCGGTTGTATCGGGCCAGCGCGGCCACCATGTCCGGCTCCTCACCGGAGAGGACCCACTCCCTGGCGGTGTGCTTACGGGTGATGTCCCACGGGTCGGCGCGGGTGATGTCGCTGGTGTATCCGCCGGTGGTGGCCGCGCTCTCCTTGGCCGCGTACCAGAGCGGGCCGAGGTCGGCGGTCACCGGGTCACCGTCTCGGTGAGGGTCTCGGTCCGGCGGAGGTAGAGGTGGTGGATCTCCACGCCGGGACGCTCGGCGTCCGGCCGCGCCGGTGGGACGTACTGGTAGATGTCCACCGTCGTCCCGGCGGTCGGCCTCCACTCCACGTAGTCCTTGAGCCCGCGGAGGACGATGTCCGCCGGAGCGGCCACCACCGTGTAGAGCTCGGTGTTGGGGAGCTGGAGGCCGTCGTTGATCCCACCGTGGAGCTCATGGATGACCGCGCCGGACGGGTTGCTCACGCCAGGGCCTCGGCCAGATCCCGGTAGGTGTCACCGGTCTGGCGGACACGCTCCAGGGAGAACAGCTCGGATCGGGAGGTGGTCTCATAGGCCTCCCGGAGGAGCGCGCGGACGCCGTCCTCCAGTTGCTCCCGGAGCTCGGGGTGGACGCTCTCGGAGCCATCCATGACGGTGAGGATGTCCACCAGCTCCTCCAGGTGAGGCCGGAGCGCGTCGGTGAGTTCGGTGAGATCGGCCTGGATGTCGGCCTTGGTGCGGGTCTTGCTCATGATGTCGTCCTCTCGGGATCGGGTCGGTGGTGGGTGGTCGGTTGGTGAACGGGGTGAGGACCCCGGAGCCTCATCCCCATGGGCTCCGGGGTCCTCGGCCTGTTAGATCTGGCGCTCCAGCTTGCGACGGACGGCCTGGAGACTCTGGACCGGGTGGCCGCGCCGACCGTACCGAGCGCCGAGCGCGTCGATGGCGGCCGTGAGGTTCTTGGCGGCCTGGGTCGGTCCTCCGACAAACACGGCCGTGGTCTTGGTGATCTCCTTGAGCTCCAGTCCGACCTCCTCGGCGGCCTGGTGGAGAGCGGAGACGTTGCTGGCGGTGAGCGTGGTGACCTTGGCGTTCATGGTCTCGGCGGCGTTCATGGTGTTCCTCTCGGGTTGGTGTGAGGGCCTCTCCCTCACACCCAGAACATTACACATGTTGACGGTGAGCGTCAACTCTTTACCGCTACCCATCCTCCCCACCGCTTGCCACGACTGGCAAGGCCGAACCTCTCCAGCGTCCTTACCCGCTGGCTGGCGGCGGCCTTGGACACTCCGAGCCGGTCGGCCAGGACGCCGATGTTGACCTCCCGGACGCCGAGGGCTCGGTAGGTCTCCCTCTGGGCCGGGGTGAGTGAGTCCAGTAGATCGGTGATCCATCCCTCCTCGGTGGCCGGTCCAGTGGTCTCCTCGGTGATCGGTTCGGTGGTCTCCCCGGTGGCCGCCAGAACGGCCAGGATCTCGGCCGGGGTCCCGGAGAACGTGATCCCGTTCTTGGTCATCTCCACGTCCAGATCACCGTCCGATCTTGTTGGGGTCGGTCATGAGCAGATCCTTGGCCCAGGCCTCCATCTCGGGACCGGCCAGCGCGGTCTTGAACTTGGCCGCGTAGTCGGCATACTCCCGCGTGCCCTCGGGGAACGCCGGGACCACCTCCAGCGGGAGGGAGTTCTCGGCCGCGTACTTGACGCGGGCCACCTCGGGGATGAGGTAGCGGGTGTCCCGGACCTGGAACGTCTCCCCGCGCGTGAGACGGGTCCCCAGGTGACCGAGCGCGCGGTCAAACTGGCGGGCCTGGTCGCTGGCCAGCCATGCCTCTGCCATGTCGCTCGGGCCGGACCAGATGGTGGTCTCATCGTCGGCGGCCACGACATTGACCCACTCACCCATGGGGTGGATCTCGGCGCGCCGGGAACAGTCCATCTTATGGACCCAGACCTCGGCGTGGCACTCGGAGCACTCGGCCACGCCGAGGATGACCTCCACGCGGTCCACGGCACCGCTCCAGGTGTAGATCCCGGACTCCGGGGCCAGGAACGTGGGGAACCATCCGGCCCACTCGGCGGCCTCGGCGGGGTCGGCGTCCAGGATGTCGCGCGCGTCCACCCAGTCCTCCGGGTCGAACGTCGGCGGCGGCCCGTCCACGCGGGACAGTCCGATGAGCTTGTCCCCGCGGACCTCTCCCTCCCCGCCGGTGGTGATGAGCTCACCGGTGGCGTCGGCGGTGATCCGGGTGGGCCGGGGGACCTTGAGCGGGTCGGACTCCGGGCTCTGGTAGTGGATGACGGCGGTGGTCTGGATCTCGGTCATGATGTCCTCTCGGGCTGGTAGGTCGGTCGGCTCTGGCCGACTCGGCGGCCCTGGCTCCGCTCCCTCCTCGGAGCCAGGGTCACCGGGCCAGTCAGAACTTGGTGGCGCAGATGGGGCCGATACCGGCGGCAATGGAGCCCTCATCGGTGAGGGTCCGGCCACACCGGACACACACGCCGTAGAGCTGGCCGAGGTTCTGGGCCACCTCCAGGGTGAGCGGCTGGCCACCGCGGAGCCGGAGAGCGCGGACCCCGCCGGGAGCGTAGACCCAGGAGGTTCCCTCCAGGACCTTGGCGTACTGGCGGCCCGAGGTCGGGGACGTGACCACCTTGTAGACCTTGGTCACCTCCACGCCGTCACCGTTCTGGCCGCCGAGAGTGTAGAACCCGTCCTCCAGGAGGTCGGCCCGCTCGGCCGCTGGCTTACGCGGGAGACCGGTGAGCGTGTCGATGAGGGCCGAGGCTCCGCGCTTGGTGAGCGGCTTGGCCAGGTGACGGTTGACCATCTCCCCGCGGTGACCGGTGATGTAGATACCGGCCTCGGAGGTCCCCTCCAGGGCCTCGGAGATGACCTCCAGGCGAACACGGTAGGACGCCGGGAGCTCGGTGGCGTCCCGCTCGGCCAGGAGGCTGGAGATGTAGGAAAGCTGGCCATCGGTGGCCCAGTCGGAGGCCTCGCTTGCGGTGGTGAACGGTGTTGCCATGATGATGTCCTCTCGGGGATCGGTGGGTTGGTGAGGACGACGTTACAGGATGTTGACGCTACCCGTCAACAACCCACCGATTCCCCTGGTAGATCACCTCATACGGAACGTGAGCTTATGCTCCACCCACCGACCGAGGCTGTCCCGTTGCCACGGGAGGAGATCCACGTCCAGCGCGGCCAGGAGGTCATCCAGGCTGGCCGAGCGGGCTCGGGCCTGGCTCTGGAGAGCCTCGGCCACGACGTTGGGAGAGACGTGGACGTGGTCGGTGTGCTCTGGGCTGGCGTACCAGTCCGAGACCGCGTCCGAGACGGTGCTCCAGTCCTCCGGGAGATCCCCGGCCATGGCGGCCCGGACCATCGGATCGGACGGCCGGAGCGGGTTGAACCTCTCGGCCGCGGCGCGGATCTTGTCCTTGTAGTCGGTCAATTCTCCAGTCCTCTCGGGTCGGTGATCTTGGACCGAGCTCGGGCCAGGAGGCCGTCCAGGGCCTCGGTGAGCTCGGAGTCAAACGGTCGGCGGGACAGACCGAGCGCGCGGAGATCGAACTCTCCGGTCACCCGGCCCTCCAGCCACGCCAGTCCCTCGGCACCGGCGACGGTGTCGGCCAGCTCCACGGCCTGGACCAGCTCGGCCAGTCCCTCGGCGTCGTGGCACCGCTCCGGGAGCCTGGAGGCCCACGCGCTGGTGGGGTCCAGGTCCCGGCGGCTCACGCGCGGACCTCGGGGACGAACGTCCAGATGATCTCCTGGCGGACGGTGTTGATCCCGCGCTCCTCATCCAGCTCTCCGAGGGTCTCCACCCTCCAGCTCTCCAGGACGTGGACAGACGTGGACCCGAGGAGCTTGAGGAACCTGGCGTGTCGGTATCTCCAGGGGACCCGGCCGTCATCCACGCCGGGAGTTCCCTCCCATCGGAGGATGATCTCCTGGTCCGGTCCCACGCGGTCCATCAACGGCACCGGTACGCGGATGATCTCCTCCCAGTTCTCATCGGTGATGACGTACTGGAGGAGCCCGCGCGGGTCGATAGTCTCGGCCCTGTTCTCGGCCGGTCCGAGCCCACGCTCCAGCGCGGGGAGGTCCTGGGTCACGGTCACCTCATGACGGTCAAACATCCCGTTCTTGGCCCGGAGCTTGACCGCGGCCTGGCGGGTACACCCGCGGGCCTTGGCCTCGGTCACCAGGTCCTCCAGGTGTCCGAGGGTGAGGGCCGCGGTGGAGGTGACCGTGACCACGGTCCTGGAGGTCGGGGAGGGTACGGCGGTGTCGGTGTTCATCGGGTTGGTGTTCCTCTCGGTGGTCATAGCTCTCCGCGGGAGCGGAGTTTCTCGGTGATCTCGGTCCGGCCGCCCAAGTACCGGATCATCTTGGGGAGCTGGCGCATGTTCGACGCGGCCCGCTCGGTGATGGCCCACTGGTCAATCATCAGACCGTGGAGCTGGCTCTCACGGGTGATGACAGACCACCCGGCCACGCTCGGGTCCCGTTGCATGGCGGCGACGGCGTCGGCCTCATTGACGGCCAGGATGACGTTGTGGACGCGGGTCCTCGGCTTGCTCACGGCCGACCTCCCTCGGCCACCATCTCCACGCGGATGGAGTGACCCGGCTCCAGGTTGTAGGCCATGTCCGTATCCCGTCCGCGGTGGTCCACGATGACCACGCGCTGGACGTACCGGACGGTCTTGGGGTCCGGGTCGATGTTGCGGGACCGGAGGTTCAACCGGCGGCGGGCCTCGGTGTCTCCCAAGGCCTCCCGGTCCCGGAGGTACATCACGAACCGCTCCCGGCGGACCACGTCCACCGGACCACCAGCCTCGGGCCGAGCGTTACCCAGGACAAGGTCCCGGACATGGGACACGCTCACGCCGAACTCCCCGGCCACCTGGGTGTCGTGGTCGGTGTCGCTCCGGTGAGTGGTGGAGTCGGACGCCAACTCCCGGAGGAACAGGTGTCTCTCCCGGAGCTCGGCCACCTGTTCGTCTGTCAGCTTCCTACCTCTGGCCACTTAGGGCCTCCTAACATGTTTGTGCGTACCCATCGAACGGGCCGCGTCCTCTCCGGGTAACTCCCGGACCGCTCACACGTTATAGCGCGTGACCCACCGCGTCAACACCGGGGTTACGCGGGTTGTTTGGAAACGGCTCCCGCGTGACCCTCCGGTGACGCGGGACATATACCGCTTAACACCAGTGTGACGCGGGCGCGTCCCCTTATGTGTGCCTGGGGACGCGGAACACGATGTTATGTGACCTGGGCGTTTGCGACCAGATATGCCCATGCTCTGGAACTCCCAGTCCCCCGGTTGACAGGCGTGGTAGGCTCTTAGACGAAGTCCGAGCCTTACACCCCTACCGGCTGGGCCGCGCGCATGTATGAGGGACGTGGAGATGGGTTTATTGACCTAGAGCGTCAATACCGTCTAGGGTGGTGGCATGACTTCCAACCCGTTCAGGCAACGGCCGCCAGGGCCGACCATCAACCCATTCACTGGCCAGCCCACCGAGCGTGAGCACGTGGCCGCGCCGAACTCCCCAAGCGTGGGGGAGGGTCAACCTGCCTCGGGGACGCCGATGGCCCCGGCCGCCGAGACACCGGCCCCGCCGAGCGACACCGACCCCGCCGAGATCAAGGCGTGGGTGGCAGAGGCCCGAGAGCTCAAGGACCGCATGGAGGCCGACAAGGCCCGCTACGCCGAGCTCCGGTCCAAGCTCTGGGACGCGGCCGGACACCGAGCTGGCAAGCTCCCCGGCACCACGGCCAAGTTCCGAGCTCCCAACCTCTCCCCGCGTCGGCGGGTGGACTACACGGCTCTGGAACACTTCCCCGAGGCGTACCAGGCCGCGGTCACCGAGACCGAGCCGGACCCCGAGACTCCTGGAGCTCTGTACCTATGACCACCTCTCCTACCCTGGACCTGGACCGAGTACGCCGGACGGCGTACGTCCACGGCCGCGCGTTGGCCGAGACCGCGTCCGCCGAGTACCAGGCCCACCAGCGCGCCGGGACGTTCACCCGGCACTACCGACCCGAGGACACCGGCCTGGAGTTCTCCTATGAGGAGCTCGGGCACGCTCCCGGTACGTGGGGGATCTACGCCACCCCGGTCCCGTTCCTGGCCGAACGAGAGGCCTGGGACGCCGACAAGGCCGCCGAGCTCCTCCGGCGTCTGGCCCAGTGGGGGAGCCCGGTCCTCATCCGCCGGTTCAATGCCTCGGGCACCACGCGGACCAGCGTCCACCGGGACAACACCAAGACCCGCCAGGCCTATGACGCGCTGGACGGGGTCCGGTTCAAGTCCCAGACCATCGGCCTGGGATCGGCCAAGGCCTACGGCCAGTTCGCCTACCTGGAGGCCGACCATGCCGAGTGACCGTCACGAGCTGGCCAAGCTCCCCGAGATCCAGACCACCGACTCCGAGCCCGGACTCCTGGCGGCCAACCTGGTCCGTATCCAGGTCTGTTACCCGTGCCAGTGCGGTGTTGTCGTGAGATCCTCGGAGACCCTCCCGCGCTCGGCCCTGGAGGACGTGACCGTGTTCTCCGACAAGGTCCGCCAGATCACCTCCCGGTCTCGGGACCTCTGGGAGGAGCACCAGCGTGGGTAACGCCAACAAGGCCAAGGGTGACCGCGCCGAGGCGGCCGTCCGGGACTACATCGTGGAGTACTTCCCCGAGAGCTGGCGGACGCGGGCCGGGTGGGATGAGGACCGCGGTGACATCGTGCTGGATCTCCTCGGGGACAAGATCCTCACGTGGGCCATCCAGGTCAAGGACGTGGGCTCACCGTCCTGGCGTGAGTGGTTCACCCAGGTGGCCGACCAGGTCAAGGCCGGGGGACACCAGGGCGGGGTCATCTGGTGGAAGCTCCGAGGTAAGGGCCACCCCAAGGACTGGCGCGTGGTCATGACCGGGGAGGCCTACCTCCACCTCATGACCAGGCTCCGCACACTGGAGCACCACCTGGACGGCGTGGGCTCGGACGGTGAGGTGTACCGGTGAGGCGTGGGCATGGCCTCACGTAAGGCCACCCCGGCCGAGATCCGGGGACGCAACTCCACCAGGTACCTCAAGCTCAAGGCCCGCTACCGGGCCAAGTGTGAGGCCCACGCCGTACCGTGCCACCTATGCGGCCAGCCCATCGACTACTCACTACCCAGTGGTGAGGACCCCAACTCATTCGAGGTGGACCACTTCCATCCAGTGGACACCCACCCCGAACTGTTCGAGGACCCGGCCAACTTCCGGCCGAGTCACAAGGATTGCAACGGATCACGTGGCACCAAGGACGTGGCCCCGACCCTCGGCACACCGTCCGAGGCATGGTAAGGAGACCGACCCGATGAACCAACACGATGATGAGCCGCGCCGGAGCTCGGGCGGCTACGTCCCGTTCATGCCTGGCCAGGGACCCCGTCCCAACCGTGCCCAGCGGCGGGCCAAGGACCAGATCCGCGCGCGTGGACGCCGTCGCATGGAGCGGGCCACCGTCCGCGCGCTCAAGCAAGCACAACGCCAGGACCTCCGGCCCCAGCTCTCCGAGGACATGGCCGAGGGCTCGGTCACCGTCTCGGTGGACCTGGAGGAGGGCACGGTCACCGAGACCGGATAAGCCTCTGACCTGCGGAAACGCCAGGGGGTAGGGGGTTCGGATCACGGCGTCCGGCCCTCCTCCCCAGCTCCGCCGGTTA